GGAGAAGATTAAGAATGAAACTTTTGCTAAACAAGAATTCGACAAACGGGTTCTCGAGACCAAGCGTAAAGCCATTGAGGAGAACATTAAATTAGCTAGAAAGAGTGGAAATGTTCTTACTCAAACGATAGATGAAGAGGGTAATTTGATTGGTGTGAAAGAAAAGGTGAATTTTGAAGAACGCGAAGTAGCTGACGCTGATGCAGCTAAATTACATAATGAAACGGTTTTAAATTCGAGTAAGAGCCCTGATCCAAATATTTCTATAGAAATAACAGATAAGGATAAAGAAGATTAGAATCTTATCATACGACTTCGGTCTTCGACCTCCATCGTTGAGACTAAAAGTACTGATGATAACATATTTAAAAAATCTATATAAAATTAATATTTTTTATATAGATAAGTAGTCTACGCACAGGAGAACGAACGCTAGATGAAACTATTTTGTGATATCATTGTTAAAAAATCAAATTCTATGAAAGAGTTTAAAGATCCATTTATAAAAATTCTACTAACAATGTTTTTTGAATTGTTTATAACAAATCCTATTTTTTTTACGGTAAATTCAAAATTTACCTTTTTAGAATCTGTTATGAACAATACGCATTTGTCAGATTCTACAAAAGACCAATTTATTTTGTATTTTTATAATTCGCAACGTGTTTATTGGATTCTTTCTAGATTTATCAATAATCATAAAATTATTCGCAAAGATTCGTAAAAATATTCGCAAAGATTCGTAAAATTATTCGCAAAGATTCATACTCCATCAACCTTTCGCCTTATGAAGGTTATCGGAGCTATGTGTTTCTTATATTCTATAACCATCCATTCCCTTACCATCTATCGTAATATATGTGTTAGGGGGGGGGGTAAATCTGCAATGCATAATTTTTATGTTATATGTATAACATAAAAATAGTTATTATTCTTATATACAATTTTCACTTCGCTAAGTTGTAAAGCAAATAATTATAATTTATATTTTTCAAGGGTGCTTATTTCTATTTTTTTTGCTCTGCCGATCGGCAGATTAAAAAACGTATATCATTTATTCATTATTAAAAATTATTTATATTTTTCAAGGGTGTCCATATTCTGGACGACCTTTTCTGTATTATTCGTATGACTCAATACGAATACCTTTATCATCATAAACCCAAATTTCACATTTATAACCTGCATCTTTCATCGCCTTTTGTTTTTCGAAAACATAGTCTTTTTTCACTGTCCAAGAGGATTTAATCTCTATACATCTATTTTGACTAGGAATATATAGATCAACGAAATATCGACGGTTAATACCATCAACGTCGTCGTACCATATTTCAGGAACCTCTTTTCTAGAAACAATAATATCGTCTTCACTAAGTTTTTCTATGTTTAATAAATCGTTTATACCAAAACGCTCATAACCTTGTATTTGCACCACTTTACCACTTGGAAATGTATATTCTTTTAGATTAAAACAACTTTTCATCATTTTTTCACTAATTTCAGGGTTTTGTAATGGGCTCTCAAATCCGAAACTTTCCAAACAACCTTGTCTGTATTTTTCCTTTATTGATTCATTTTTCATTGCATTTGTTTGGCCAAAACGCTCCAATGAGGTTGATTTTACTTTATCTTTTGTTTCTTGACAATGAGATGCGCGTATCCCTCCATAACGTTCCATAAACGTTTTTTTGGCTTTTTCTTGAAATTCTTTTGTTTGGCTAGGATATTCTACACCAAACTTAACCAAGCTATTTTGTACCTTTTTATCTTTAATTATTGAACTCTGAGCTGCAAATTCTACACCATACCGTTCAAGAGTAGTAACTTTTCTTTTTTCTATAATGTCTTTATTAAGAATAGCGTGTTCTACACCCCACCTTTTCATATTAGTTTTCTTGCGTTTATCCATATATTCTTTAAGTTTATGTGCATTGTCACCAGTATAATTATCTTTCCATGTTTGGCTATGTTTTTTTTGTCCATTTATCTTGGCGCAGCCTTTACAGTATGCACCAGCGGTCAATAATACACTATATAATTTATTAAAAGTTTCATTACAATTCTCAGTAACACATTTTCCTATGATAAATGTCTTGCTCGTAGCTTTTTTATCATAGTTTTGCAATAATACGACATTATGCTCTTGACAGTATTCTTTGAGTTCTTCGACGCTATATGATGGCATTCTTACATTATAAAGAGATTTTGTTTTTATATAATTATTTTAATAATTATATAATATGCCTAAATGTTCTCGGCTAGCAATTTTTTCTTTTCTTTTTGGTTTAAATAGGCAGTTCTAGCGTATTCTTTTCTTTTTTCTGGGGTAACATTTTCTTTATAATATTCCTTGTTTTTACTGAGCATTTCTTCTTTATGATGTTTGTAAAAGTTTCGATTACGTTCGGGAGCCGTATATTTTTTCAATTTATCTTTTGTCTCTTTTAATTCGGCTTCTAATAGAGCACATTTTTTTGTCAACTCTTCAATAAGGTTATTATTGTCCATGTATAGTATATTCCTAAAATATTTTTATATAATTTATGCAATATTATATAAAAGTTCCGTTACCATTTAGTCTTCTTCACATTGATCGTTTGCCCTTGTTTCTTCTTGCCTTTACTCGGATCATATGATTCTTCTCCATCATCATCGGCCATAGATTTACTTATTTCCCAGAATTCTTTTGCACCTAATTTGAAGTCAGGATGGTCTTGTGCTTTATACCAGAATACTTGGTCATTTAGCTTATTAGACTTTGCATTATTATTAATTACTAAGCACTCAAAGTTCTCAGTTGTTTGATCCATAACTGCACAGAAACTTTCCAAGGTTGGAAACATTGACGCATAATTTTCCCAGATTCTTTTTCGGTTTGTCAAATAGGGTTCTCTCAGTATAAAAACGTAATCAATATTTGTTCGAAGATTAGGCGGTATACCGAGCGGATATTGCATGCAAATTACGCAAAAAATTTTCCACGCGAAAATTCTTACCATCTCTGGTAAGGCTAGACTATATCTTAAGAAATCATCTGAGTTGGTCAAACTCATCATCCCCACCTCCGTTTAGTCGTTGAACCTTCCCCATATCCTTACCATAATGGACTTAGGGGCTTGGCTGCGGATTGTCTTTATTTCTTACATTTTTACTATACCCATCATCCTTGGATAATCCTCGAAGAGAATTATCTAAGAATGATCTAGGTTTTGCACCGCCTGGCGGCTTTGCAAAACCTTCAATGTGGTTAACATTGGCCACCATACTATTTCTAGCACGGTTTAGTAGTAAGAACCTAACAAGATGTCCCCGCAATTTGGACGTGTCGCCCTATAAAAAAACTTATTGGTTTTTCTAAAGGACTAGCTGAATTTTTGATCCAACTGACACCAGGTTGGCTGCATTTATGCAGTCATTGACAAATGTCTTCCATTCATGAAAAGAAGTCGCATAAGCTTATCACGTGTCCACGATTGATCGTACAAACAATCGTCTAAAATAACAAAAGTTCGTGGATCAATGGTGGTCTTACGGTAAGTTGCCATCTCTTGATTTACCTGTTTTAATACTGCCCGTTGACGACGTAAAATGTTCTCGATTAACACAGAATTATACTCTTCATGAATGAAGAGTTTGGGAACATGAGAAGAATAAAAGCCATTACCAGCTTCAGTTCCTGAAATAACAGTGCCAATAGGTATATCTTGATGGTAAAACAGTAAATCCCGCACTAAGTAGGATTTACCTGTATCACGACGACCTATCATAACTATTACAGGACCTTTATTTTCATCAGGCTTAAAGGTGATGTCGCGCATATTAAATTTCTTTAATTCCAATGTCATTGGAACCAGGTATATATTTTATAATTTTATAATATTTCAGAGCAGGGAACCTACTGAGCAGGGAACCTACGGTTCCCCTGCGACCCCTCCCTTAAATTAAGGGAATGGTATAGAATAAAAATTATGCTGCCTAATAAGATAACATAATTAAAGGGAGGGGTCGCAGGGGAACCGTAGGTTCCCTGCTCCTGAGTTTTACCAATGAAAAACAAATGTATAAACCCCCTATACAATTAATGGATACCCCTAAATTTTGTGTGAATTATCTGAAAGCTAAAACAATTGATTGGAGAACTTTAGAAGATTGTTACCAACCTACCCCAGAAGATCTAAAATGTAACTACAACCCTTTTTCCATTGACAAAATACAAAATTACAATCCTATATACAGCACATTTTTTAAGACAAATGAGAAAAATTATGACAACATTGTGTTAAATCATACATTTCATTTTCAAAATGACAAAGAATTATATGATCCAGAGAACCTATGCACACTAACTATGCCTATATTTATCAAATATTCACCCCTTTTAGATCCCTACCGTTTTATGACAGGTAAATACAAAAACAATACTGGATTGAATGTTCTCCCCCATCCTTATTTGTCTTATAGCGAAACTGATATTCCTAAGTTACGTGATCCAAACAACGCATCCTATGTAGATAATTTCTTTAGTTTTTTAGCCAGTAAATTGTTACATCAACATAAAATAGTACATTGTCTCGATTACTATGGTACCTTTTTAGGTGTGCAAAAAGTATTCAAAGTCAATGTTTCTGATGATATAGAGTTTCTCCAATCTTCCCCCTATTTTTTAGAAAATGTCAACAAATCCTTTACGATGAGTATGTCTACGTGTGAATATGTAAATGGAGGTTCTCGATCTAACAAAATAAAATTAACAATAGGAGAAGAGAACTTGATTACCGACGTAATTCATATTGATACTTTCGCAGAAAGTTTGGACGATTCGAACGATTCGAAAGATTCGAACGACTTAGATTTGCAAAGTTGCTCCGAAAACCTTGAGAATGTTGTTTATGAAAAAGAGAACTTGGAAAACCACGAATCTTCCACAGATTCTTCTAGCGATTCTTCTAGCGAAATAGAAGAAGATTGTGATGATAATAGTGAATGCACTGTGGACGATTGTGACGATAACGACTGGGAAACCGAATCCTCTGTTTCTGAAGAGGGCTCGGAACAATTTGCATATATCAAGGATTTCCCGGTGCAGCTCATATGTTTGGAACGTGCTGACGGCACTATGGACGAACTCTTTATGAACAATTTGATGAAAGAAGATGCTGCTGCCAGTGCGCTTTTCCAGGTCATTATGACTCTTATTATTTACCAAAAAACCTTCCATTTGACCCACAATGATCTCCATACCAACAACATAATGTTCTCCAATACAGATATTAAATTCTTATATTACAGGTACAACAAACAAGTCTATAAAGTTCCCACTTACGGTAAAATATTTAAAATCATCGATTTCGGCCGTAGTATTTATAAATTCAATGGGCACCTGTTTTGCAGTGATAGTTTTGCAGTAGGTGGAGATGCCGCCACCCAGTATAATACCGAGCCCTATTTGAATGAGAAAAAACCGCGACTAGACCCGAATTATAGTTTTGATTTGACCCGATTAGGCTGTTCTATTTACGATTTTATCATTGAGGATGATGAACCGGAAACGGTGGCGACTTTTAACGAACTACAGAAAACCATATATCGGTGGATCACGAGCGACGAAGACAAAAATGTTCTCTATAAACGTAACGGAGAAGAACGGTATCCCAATTTTAAATTGTATAAAATGATTGCGAGAACCTGTCACAAACATACTCCTCAGGAACAACTGAAATTCCCGTTTTTTAAACAATTTTTGATGAAAAAAATTGTCAAAAATATGGTGGTAATGGATGTGGATAAATTACCGGTATATACTAATTGATAGCCTATATTTTATTGGTATATAAATAATTTATATTATTTGTTGATAATGCGACATTATAATAACGTAAATTATCTAGTTTTAAATTTGCACCTGAGCCAGAACCAGCCCAATTACTTGCACCGCCGGTACCAGCTGTAAATCCTGCTGGCGCTGCTGTACATAAACCAGATATTGTTTTACTAGATAATGTTCCTGATGCTGTCGCAATTTGAACATTGTCGAGATATAAATACGTTGTGACTGCGGTGGAGCTTGTGAAGTTAGCAACACCTACTAAAAAATGCCACGTACTATAAGAAATTGGTTGATTAGAATTACAAGCTGCCCAAGGATTATTGAACGTTACCAGTGGATTTGGAGAAGCACCGTCTATGTATAAATAAAAGCTTCCATCATTACTACCCCATACTGGCAATCCCACTGACGACATCCAAATCCAACAGGAAAATGAAATTCCGTTACCGTTAGTAAACGTAGGTAATGCAATAGGATATGTGGGGCTTTTGTAACCAATACAAGACCAAGTCTGCGATATTAATGAACCGCCAGAACCACCAGTTGAATCGTAAGTGGTAGAAATATAACTTGTGTAAGGGGTTACTGAAGAACCTGTGAATGTCTGCACAAGTGCATCTGATACTGCAGTACCGCTAGCCATATTGTAAATTTCATTTGTTGTCGTACTATAGCTTCCTGAATTAAATGAGTAATTTACTAGTGGTATTGGTTGAGGATTGATAGTAGTAACACTACTTGAAACAGCATTCGTCGATCCACCTAATACTGTTGCAGTCAATGTTACTGTTGTTGTTACTTGGGTATTAGATGTTAATGTTAATGTTACCGAATAAGGTGTACCTATCCCATTCCCACTTATTGTTCCGATACTTTGAATAGTTCCACTCGAAAGCACGTACGTATATATGACATTAGATCCGAGCCCTCCTGACCAACTTAGGGTGATTTGGCCAGCCACCGTAGATGTCGCAGTTAGACCAGTGATTGCAGTAGGAATCATTTTAGAATAGGGTGCTATTTGGCATTGTCCTAGTGTGTCTCTAAATACACCAACCATTTACGACTATGTATATAATAATAATTTACTAAAAAATTGGACGGAAAATTGAATAAATATATAGATAATAATAAATACTATTTACACCTTTTCTCATTTAAAACGCCTAAGAACGGCTTTGCCGTTCAAGGGTTGAGACCCCTACGGGGTCTCTGACCGATTTTATACGACAAAAAAATAAGAAAAAATGTAAAATCAATAGTAGGAATTTCACCTACGATGGTCTTACTTTTTCCACTTCCTTTTTACTGGAAGTGGTGAAAGACGAAATTTGAAATACTGGTGGTCTAAATTGTTTCTCCACCCAGCACCTCGTGATATGCCGTATATTGACAGCAGAATTCACATCTCGGGTTCTAAATACGGTATGTTTGTTTTCGCAACTCACGCAGTTAGAACACATCAAAAGACGGAATACATCTTTGTTTTCTTTATCCTTGTAATAGGACAAGTTGTTATGACACCCACAACATTTTTTACTGGTATTACATTCGTTGATGGTAATGGTGTCATATTTTTTATGAATAAGTTTTCTCAATCCTTTGTTCATTGTCGGCATAAAATGTTTCATTTGAGTGCTTCGTGACCAGTTACCGTAACCAATCAATAAATTCTCTCCAAAAGTTTCCTTGATTTTATTCAGGAAGGTATCTATGGATTTTTTTCCGTAACTATAAGCCCTAAATTTCATTTTCCGCCATACTTCTCGCTTGTAAAATTCGGTGGTTTCTTGATTGAGTTTTTGTTTCTCTACCAAATAAATTTTGTAATTATTTATGCGGACTGATTTACTGTTTTGTAATGACAAATTGGTTTCTTTTTCAGTGATTCCATGTTTCTTTTTTTCAGCCAATAAAATGCGTTGGTTACATTTTTGTTTGCTTTCTCGTTTGCGTTGTGGGGCAGTATATTGTAACTTTTTACCAGTTTCATCTACCATATACACCAGATTTCGTTTTCCGGGGTCACAACCCACCATATTTCTTGGTTTCAATACCGTCAATTGTTCTGGGGATAAATCTTCTATGTTATGAAACTCTTGGTCGGGTAAAGTAGGAACTTTGCTTCCCCATTTTTTGTCTTTCAAATCTTTACGAATGAATAATAAACAACAGGAAATTCCATCGGTTTGTATCTGGTAATGAAATTGATAATGGGAGTTTTTGAATATTTTATGTTGTAAATTCAGCAAATTATCCCATACATCATGTTGGCTATCTTTGATATGTTTAAGTAGTTCTCCCTTTTTGATTTTATTTCCTTCTTTATCATTTTCAGGGCAAAATAGTGAAACAATAGAAGCAGTATCTAATAAAATATGTTTGGGAACAATATTCGTGCGTAGTGGTAGGGGTTGAAACAATTTTTGTTCTTGCGTTTCCAACACGGAATTCATGTATAACAATCCTTGAAGATACGCAAAGGAACGAACTTTGACATCGTAGTGAAGATTTTTCTTAATATTCGTAGGTAATATATGAGGTAAATGGGTGGTTTTCCAAGCGTCAAATATCGTATCCGTTTCTTCCATCAAACACAGTTTATGTTTGAAAGTATGTAATACGGCTTTATCTTCGGTAATTTCATGAGTAGTTTTGTTGATGAACCGTAAGAAATGTTGTAGAAAATGCTCTTGTAGATTGTTAGAAAGACAGGTATGAATTTGCGTGGCAACATACGGTAACAAAAAAGTAGTATTTTTCAAATCAGTTTTCTCGTGGTTCAATAAGGGTTGATATTCGGTATCGTAGAATTCTTGTAAGGTTTCCAATAAGGTGGCATTGGCACTTTGTCTTCCACGATTGTCTCTCGTGCCTA